TCAGGGAAGGGTGCCGCTAAGGAATGGGCGACGACCACCGGCGGTGCTGTAGATACATCAGAGTATTCGAGCAAGGAATATGCGATTGGCACAACAGTCGGCGTGGGTTCTGCTAAGGACTGGGCGGTGCTAGCTGAAGATTCAGCGGTCACGGGTTCAAGCTATTCCGCGTTGCATCATGCCGCAAAAGGAGCCGCGTCTGCTACTGCCGCCGCTTCAAGTGCCACCAGTGCGGAAGCATCGGCTGGTGCTGTCGCGTTTAAATACAACTTCGACAATTCCACGTCGGTTGCAGACCCTGGCAGCAACGGCGAATGGCGTTGGAACCACGGCACGGTTGGAAGTGTTAGCAGCATGGCGATCCGCGCAGCCACTGCGGACACCGGCAATCCAGATATCAGCCCGTACATTATCACCTGGGACGATTCGACCAGCACGGTGAATGGTCATCTGCTGTTTAGGAAATCTGGCACGCCAGCCACGTTTGCCGTATTCACAATTGGCGCGATTGTTGATAATTCGGATTGGCTTCAAGTGGCATTGACCCACGTTGCCAGTAACGGCACTTGGTCGAACGCCGACACCGGCTACGTTTCGTTTATTGCGCGCAACGGGGACAAAGGCGACACAGGCGCCACAGGCGCGGCCGGAGAAGGCAGCATGGACAGCTTTATCATGTCCGACGGCTCGACCACTCAGGAGGTCGAGGACGGGGAGACGCAGATTTTCGCGGCCGGAGAAGGCCTCGATGTCGCGGTTAGTGCTACCAACACAGTCACATATAGCGGAGAGGACGCCAGCACCAGCAATAAAGGGGTGGCTAGTTTCAGTAGTGATAATTTCGCGGTTTCATCGGGCGCGGTGACAATAAAAGACGGCGGCGTTGTCACCGCTGAGATCGCTGCGGATGCAGTGACAGGTGCCAAGATCGCAGATGATGCGATTGACTCGGAACACTACACCGATGGCTCAGTAGACACTGCGCACCTAGCCGCTGACGCTGTGACCGGCGCAAAGATTGCCGACGATGCTCTCGACAGTGAACATTACACCGATGGTAGTATTGATAATGCCCACATTGCTGATGATGCCATAGATAGCGAGCATTATGCTGCTGGTTCAATTGACACGGCACACATAGCAGACGATCAAATTACTCTAGCGAAAATGGCGGGGTTGGCCCGAGGAAAGCTGATTTATGGAGATAGTTCTGGGAACCCCGCCGCGCTCGCCGTAGGCAGCGCCAATCAAGTCCTCCAGCACGATGGCACGGACCTTGCATGGGTTTCAATTCTTGCCGCCGATCAGGCGTGGACCGGATCGCAGCGGGGAACATTCGTCAGCGATAATGACGGCTCGTTTGATATGGATGCGGGAAATAATTTTACGTGGACGCCGTCTGGCACCGACGTTCTGGAATTTACTAATGAAACGAATGGTCAAAGTGGACTGATTTATCTGAATAATGCCGGTGGTCACACAATCTCCTTGGGTTCAGAAATTCTGGGTGATGACGATATGGCGACCACGATATCAACAGCGGGGCAATATTTGATCGCTTACGTTTCGCCCGATGGAACGAACGTAGCGGTGTCATATTCACAGGAGCTAGACTAATGGACTGGGCATATGCCGACGGAACGCGAATCCAACCGCGAAAAGATATCCGCGCGAATGATGGTGTAAGATATGCCGCTAAAATTCTCGATGACTGGACAGCGTCCGACTTAAAAAAGATCGGCGTTGTTCCCTATGTCGAAAATATCGGCGGCGAGGATTCCGAGTTTTTCGAACTATCTGAACCGGTCAAAGAAATAACCGACGATGCCGTGACTGTTACCGTCACCGCCACCGCAAAGCCTTTGCCGGTGCTTAAAGCGAAAGCAACCGCGCGTGTCCGAAAGCACGCGCGAGCTTTATTAATTGATACGGATTGGCTGATGATCAGGAAACTGGAAACGGAGAAGAGCGCTCCGCAAGCCATACTGGATCACAGGGCCAGCATTAGAGCCGCATCCAACGATGCAGAGCAGGCTATCGACACGGCAGCCGATGTTGGCGCGATTGAAACCATTATATCGTCGATAGTTTGGCCGGAGATTTAACTATGCCGCTTCTGCATGCATTTGCATTTGGCATCGCTCCGACCCCAGAGAGTACATTTATTTCGTCGGGACTGACGCCTACGTCTAGCGCCGGAACTGTGTCGGGCGCGCTATCCGACCTATCTGACGGCGACTATACCGACGATTGGCGTGCCAATGTCGACCCGGCGACCAACGTGTCGAACGATTGGGTTAGATACGATTTCACCACTACAAAAACTGTGACGAGTGCGCGGATTTCGCCGCGCAACAGCCCGACCAACGGCAATTACAAGATTCAATACTCGGACAACGATTCCGCTTGGTCGAACAGTGGAACGACATTTTCCGGGCAGACGGCGACAAAGCCTTCATACAACACGCTGGACATCACCGGCGACGCGCCGGGCGCGCATCGATACTGGCGGGTGGTAAATATTAGCAACAGTACAGGTACGTCCGGCTGGGGGTATTCAGAAGTTGAACTATGGGGGTACTAAGCGCCGAAATTTTTCTAACTTAACGTCCGCTTTCGCGGCCTTTTTTATGGAGAATTGAATGCAGATATTAAAATGGATTCGCAACCGAGTAGTTGAGCCCAGCACCTGGGCCGCAGCCGCCGTCGCGTGTGTGGCGGTGGCATTTATGATCGATCAGTTCTGGATCGCGGTCGGAGCTTTGGTTGGTGCCGCGATTGCAATGGTGCTGCGTGAGCGGGGAATTATCTGAGGATAGTCACATGAAAATTGTCGTCGTCCTTGCAGCACTTCTACTGCTGCTGCCAGCCGTCGCCTTCGCGGGCGACATCTCGGCGCCGCAGCATGTGCAGCAGAAGCACGAGGAAATGCTTTATCCAACCGTGCTGGTGCGGGCTGGACAGGGCACTGGTTCGGGCACAATTATTTTCTCAGAAAAGCGTGACGGCGAATATCTCTCGTTGGTCTTGACGAACCACCATGTAGTGAAAAGCAATATCACAATATCTGAGGAATGGAACTCGCAAGCCCAGGAGAAAATCGAGCGTGAAACGCGCCGCCCGGTCTTGATTGATCTCTGGGAATACAACAACCACTCGGATGCGGTTGGGACCATTGGTCGTCAAGCTACCATCGAGGCCTGGGACAAAGATCGGGATTTGGCGCTGCTTCGCGTGGTCGATTCCGAGAGGCCGTTGCCGTATGTCGCTGAACTTTACCCAGAGAACGAGGACGATGGCCCCTGGCTCTTCCAGCAAGTGTACGCCGTCGGCGCGGGGCTAGGGAAACCGCCCTTTCCAACGGAGGGACTCTTGGCGGGTTTTGGTAGGGATAAGGATGGACGAGCGCTTTATCTCGCATCGGCACCCATTATTTTCGGTAATTCCGGTGGAGCCCTTTTTGTCCGTTCGCCTCGTCATTCTTTTCAGCTGATTGGCACGCCAAGTATGGTATCGGCTTATGGCTGGGCTGGGGTCGTGACACATATGAACTGGAGTCGTCCTATCTCAGAGATTCGCATTTTCCTCCGCGCCAACAATTTTGGGTTTGTCCTTGGCGACCCAGATGATGAGCAACCAATAGCGGCGGAGGATAACTAATGCTTGGCGCTTTGATACCCCTCGCTCTCAGCCTAGCTGGTGAATTCATCCCGGACCTGATAGGGGGGCTCGCCGGGAAAAACGCTCAAAAAATTGCGGAGAAGGTCGTCGGCACCGCCGAGGAGTTGACGGGTCAGAAGATCGAGACCGAGGCCGATGTCGCCAAGGTCGTGCAGATCATCAAGTCGGACGCGGAGCTTCAAACCGAACTGAAGATGCAACTGTCGCAAGAGCGCCTGGAGACAGCGCGTATTCATTCTCAGGATCGTATATCTGCCAGGACGATGGCTCAAAAGACAACGCTTCATGCGGTGGCAGTCTGCGTCATTTCTTGCCTTGTGGTGCTAGGGTTTGGCACCATGCTCTGGCTGGTGCTGGCCAACCCATTGCCGGAGGGTAACTCTGAAATCGTATATATCCTGCTCGGGACTCTAAGCGCCGGGTTTAGCACGGTGCTTACCTTCTGGCTTGGCTCCAGCCGCTCATCTCAGGACAAATCTCAAATGATGTCCGATGCGGCGCGGAAGTAGCGGGAGAGATGTCCCATCGATTTAACAATTCTAAAATCCCTAATTCCGTTACTCATGGCATCCGTGGCGGGTTTGATTGCCCTCGTTCGGCTGCAATCTCGCTCGGCTGAAAATAGCAAGCAATTGGACATGCTGAGTAAAGACGTTCATCGCCTCGAAAAAGAAAGCGACGTGGTCATTACACTTTCCGCCAAAATGGATGTCGCCGAAAAGCAATGGTCAGAACTGTGGGTTAAATTCGATACTTTGGACAAGGGTTTCCGCGCCGAAAT